CACCTTTGGTGATGGAACAAACCTTAGTGTCAATGCAGGGAGTGCTGGTACTTGGACAAAGGCAGGGAACACAGGAATATACACAAGTAAGAACGTAGGTATCGGAACAACTTTACCTACCGCAGCTCTGTATGTGTCTGGTAATGCACAGTTAACAGGTATTACAACTGGAACATTTGTTGGAGATGGTTCTGGTCTAACAGGTGTGACCGCAGTTGGTCAAGGTGTTGTTATAAAAGACAGTGGCACACTCATTGGTGTTGCACAAAGTATAAATTTAGATAGAAACTTAGATGTTACACAGGCATTTGGTGGTAACGTCACGGTTTCTGCTGCTGACACAGTGGGATTTGCATTTACTTCTGGATTCTCTACTACATCAGGATATGCAAACGTATCTGGAGTGTCTACCACATCAGGAACAGCTGGATTTGCTGACACAGCAACACTGGCATACAGTGCAAACTTCGCCACAGTCGCTGGTATTGTAACATACGCATCAGCATCTGGAGTTGCAACTAACTCAGGTGTAGCTGAGTATGCAAAGGTAGCTGGTATCGCATCATACGTTGCCAATGCAGGGTTCTCAACCATGGCTGGGTATGCACATACAGCAGGCATCGCCACAGTAGCACAGAATTTAACAGGAACTCCATCAATAGTTGTTGATAATATCAACGGTACTGGAATCGTAACCTTCCCAGGCCAAGGCAGTAAGATGCGTTTCGACTTTGATGCAACAGGTGATCTACCTACTGCTACAAGTTGGAGAGGTATGTTTGCATGGGCAAACAATACTAAGACTGCATATGTTTCCAGTGGCCACACAATGGGTGGTTACAATGGTTGGAGGCAAATACTTCACCAAGACATGTATGGCAACTACTTTACTGTAGGTGTCGTAACTGCATCCAAGTTTTCTGGTGATGGATCTGGACTTATTAATTTACCATCGACTGATAGTATATGGAGATCAAACTCTACTGGTATCAACACAACAACTAGTGTCGGTATTGGTACTACCAACACAGAGGGATATAAACTTAAGGTTGTAGGTAATTACAGACTCGCTGGTCGTTTAGATGGTACTGCAACAGATAATACTTTACCTTTCTTATGGTCAACTTATTCATCTCTACCAGCGGCAGGGATAGTTCATGGTCAATTTGCACACGTTCATGAATATGGAAAGGCATTTTATGCTCATAACATAGGAACTACCATTAATGTTACAGTCGGTACAGACACAGTAGGTGGTCAGGTAACAGGTGTATTCTACTTCAATGGTGTAGAAAAACCAGGCTCGTTCCCAATCGCAAGAGGCGCCACTTATATCTTAAACCAAGACGATTCAACTAACGTCAACTATAACAATCAAGAACATCCATTGATGTTCAGTACATCACAGGACGGAGAGTTGGCTGGTGGATCTCATTATATGATGGGTGTCACCTATAAGTTAGATGGTGTTCAAGTCACCATGGCTGGATACGTCAGTGGATTTAGTTCTGCTACCACTCGTAGAATAGAATGGACTCCAGTTGCAGCTGCACCTAACACACTCTGGTACTGGTGCCATTATCACACAGGACAAGGAAATACTTTATCAATTAATAATGAAGGTTGGATAGAACTTCTTAATAAAAATACTGATGGGACTGTAGGAACAGGAACTGAACACTATAGAGTTGGTGTTGTGACTGCAACTACATTCTATGGAGATGGATCAAACTTATCAGATATTGTTGTTTCATTTGCAAGTACAGCTGGAGTGGCAACTGTTGCTGCTGGATTGACTGACAAACCAGATATCCTAGTTGATAATGTCAACGCAACAGGAATCGTAACTGCTGGTGGTTTTGTTGGAGATGGATCTGGACTAACTGGTATCACTGCATCTGGTAGTGGTATCATAATTAAAGAGGGCGGAACTCTCGTAGGAACTATTGGAACTGTAAACTTCGGAACTGGTTTCAGTGTTTCCCCAGCTTCTGCTGGAGTTGTAACAGTCACTACGTCAGGTGGTGGCGGTGGTATATCTGGTATAGTATATCAAGAGGAGGGATCTACTGTTGGCACTGCACAAACAGTTAACTTTATCGGTGCCGCGTGTACAGTAACACACAGCGGCGGAGTTGCAACTGTTAACTTAGCAGGAGCAGTTCCATTTACAGGTGCTGCATCGACTATAACTAATCTCGATATAGCACAGTATGAAGAAGCATATCAGTGGGGTAATCATGCAAGTGCTGGATACCTAACAAATATCGCTGGTCAAAATATAGGAAATCTTGCCAACGTTTCCAGTAACGCACCAAGTAATGATGATGTATTAAAATGGAATGGATCATCGTGGGTTCCAGCAGCTGGTGGCACTGGTGGTGGTATTAATGGTATTACCATCAAAGAAGAAGGAACTAACGTTGGAACTGCAACCAGTATCACATCCATCAACTTTGTTGGAAGTGGAGTCACAGCGACTGCAACTGGACAATCTGCGACTGTTACGATCACTGCCGTAACTGGTGGAGGAGGTGGTGGAATTTCAACCACTGGATTCGGAACATATACTGCATCTGCTGGTGTAGAAACACAGATTGACTCATTCTCCGCTGCAAGTTACTCTGGTGCTGAGTACACATTTATGATTGGTCTGGGAACATACAGACAATCACAAAAAGTTCTCGTTATGCATGATGGAACTACAGCTTTCTCACAAGAATATGGTATCATGTTCTCCCCAGAACAACAAGTATCAGTTGCTGCAACAATAAGTAGTGGTAATGTTGTAATTAACTTTACACCAGAGGCAGGGATCTCTGGGTTATCCACATATAGATACGTCAAGACTCTGATTCAAGGCATATGATTCATACTAGCACGAATACTCTTGATAGGACAGGGTTGGCTGTCAAACCAACTGGAGCCGATGAAAAGAAAGCATACTCTATCAAATGTTATACCAAAGATGACTGGGTTTTCATCCATGAAGAACTCAAAAAAGATGGTTCATTAGAGGATAATATCCCCGATCCATCTATTGTTGTCACAGATGAGAAACTTCATAGTGATACTAGAGGAACTTACATGTTGACTGATGCGGAAGCAGAGGATCTAAGGAAACATGAAAAGGTAGAGTTTGTAAATATAGATTATTCAGCATATCCAGGCAATTATGCTCCAGACCCTAGAGATATAATTACTGGTGTACTAAGATCTGGTAGGGGAACAGGTTCAGTATCCAACTACAGAGCATGGAATTCTGCACCATCTAGACCACCTACATCTCAGGCTGGTATTGGTGCAACAGATAAGAACAGAACTGGATATCAAATACTAAGACATACACAGAAAGAAAACCCTTGGGATGCAACATCCACTGGTTTGAGTGGATCTGATCATATCATAATAGAGACAGAACCAAAACAATTAGGTGATGGCACTGGCGTTGATGCAGTTGTATCAGATGATGGATTCTGGGTTGCACACCCAGAATTTGTAACGACTAACGATGATCCTGTAGGATGGTCAACAGGAAATGTTTTGACATGGAGTGGTATATCTACAACACCAGGCACATGTGGTGTTCTAGATCTAGTTCTCGATGGGCCATATTATATTGATCCAGACTTTTTTAATAATAATCCATCACTACTGACAGTGCGTTGGGATGGCACAACAGTTCCTACAGATTCCGCTGCAAGATCATGGTGGTCTGATTCAAGTCAGAGATCAGTAGGATTCTCAACCATAGGAACTGTAACAGGTATTAGTACGTTCTATACTAGAGCAAGATGTAATGGTAGTAATACCGCAAAGGCAACTAACTTCACTGATCATGGAACTCAGTGTGCTGGTCAGGTGTTTGGTAAGAACTATGGTTCTGCATACAACTGTAACAAATGGGTGATGAATGGTATTGGTAGTTATAGTGCTGGAATCAATGATAACGGGCAATTTGATATTCAAAAACTATTTCATCTATACAAACCCAACTGGGATAGACACTCTGCAACAACTGGCAAACAAAATGATACAAAAAACCCCACACTATCGAGTAACAGTTGGGGTTATAGATCTACTACTTGGAATGGTAGTTACTATTATTACTATAGGCCATCAACAATAGATGGAACTACAACTGGCGTTTCCTATAGTAGTGGTTCTCAACCAGCTTTCTTTGATCTATACGGTGCTTATGGTGATCAAGGTAGAATGAAAGGAGAAATGATAGATAACTCTACGACTGAAAGTGGAAAAGAAATGTCAGATGCTGGTGTTATATTTGTATGTGCTGCTGGTAATAGTAATCAAACACAAACTTCTCCTGGCGATCTAGATTTCAATAACTATTGGGCGTCAACTGATAGTTCATCTCTAGAAAGTTCAACTCACACTGAATTTGGATTGAATTGTTATAATACTTTCAATAGAAGGGGATGGCCGCAGTCACTAGGGAAAACTACTTCTGGTATTTCTACTGCTGGAACTGAATATGCAGCAATTAATGTTGGTGCATTAGATGATCAGATATCTAGTGGTGGATTAGGTGGCAACACCACAGATTATAAAGAGAGGAAAGTCACCTATAGTGACATGGGAACAGGCATTGATGTTTATGGTGCTGCTGATGATACACTCACAGCAGATGGAGAAAATACATCTCAGACATATGTTCACCCAGAAACATATAGTGGATTAACATTGACCCCATATGATATTGACTTTGGTGGCACCAGTTCTGCATGTCCTACAGTTGCTGGATGGATCACTACTAAACTTCAATATAATAGAGACTGGACTTGGAGAGAAATAAAGGATTGGTTGAAAAATCAATGTGGCACACAAGATCCATCTAGATTTTACTATGGTGATGATATCACATCTTTCACTGCAACAACACAGGCATGGGAAGATATGTATGCAATACATCAATATGGACAGGGCCCTGTTGTTATCTGGGATGCTCCCACTGGTTCACCTAACGAACCACAGAAACCTGAGATCAGAATCACAAACTCACCAAACTTAAAGTTTAGTGGTGGAGTTGAGATAAAGTTCTCTTAATAAATACTAAAAAAGACTAGCGCAATGGCAGAAAAATCGTTCGGTGTAAAGGATCTTAATATAGTTGGAGCAAGTGGCGACCCAACTATAGAGAGTAACGGCGACCTAAATTTAAAAGCTGGTCAAGTTGCAATCCAGACCAACACTACAGTCACAGGAGTTATTACAGCAACATCATTTGCTGGTAACGGAGCAAATATAACTGGTATCTCTACCGCTAACATCGTAAACTATCAAGTAGGTGGAAGTGGTGGTGGTATCACTGTTGAGGATGAGGGAACTCCATTATCAACAACTGCAACCACACTAAACTTTGTTGGAAGTTCTGTCGCTGCAACTGGTACTGGAGCAGAAAAAACAATTACTATCTCTGACGCTACTGTCCCTGCAAACAGTGTTTTTGATACTGTAGATGTTGTTGGAATCGTAACTGCTGGTAGTTTTGTTACTGATCTGATTACTGCAAACGGAACTGGTAGAGGATTCTGTACAAGATATTATATTACTGCGAACGGTTCTTCTTCATACAGTTTTGCAGGGCCTGGCCAAAGGAACAGTGTAGGAAATCCAACTCTCTATCTAATGAGAGGATTTACATACATGTTTGAGAACTCTACTGGTGGAGCACATCCATTCCGTATTCAATTTACAGGAACAACTACAGGTGTAGGAACATATGTCAGCGGAGCACAGAACGGAGTACAGATATTTACAATTCCACATGATGCACCAGGCAATTATGAATATCAATGCACTGTGCCTTCACATGCCAGTATGAAAGGTTCATTTGTAATCCCTAGTTAATATCATGCCATTAGCATTTGGAATTGGAAAATCAAGAGGATCTGTTTTTGACCCTGCAATAGAGGCCTGTAATTATATACAGTTTTATTGGAATTGGACTGACGGAAAAGACTTTGATGTTAGATGTGAATTCTTAAGACCCACTGCCTTGGCAGGACAAGTGGTAGGTACAAATAGATTACCAAAAATCATAGATGCTGGTGGATCAATTACTTATATGAAATGGGGTGGAGATAATGCAGATGATACAGTAGGATATGAAGGCATATACATTGATGTAAATGCAATCAAAACTTTACCTGGCGGCATCCCAGACAATCAGATTGAACTGGATATGAGAGGAACATGGTATGCTGAGGTAGGAGCACAACCAGTAGTCATAAGTGCTAGTGGATATGAAGGTGGAACTATGACATTGGAAAGAGATACACCAAATGTACCTGGCCATGGATTTATAAACACTGGATATGCGACTTCTTTTACAAACTTTAAAGTAGCGCCTGGAGTAGTAGTCTCATCAGCGGGACATAGTGAAGCAAATGGACAGAGATTAACCAAGGTAGTCATAGACTTAAACAGATTTACACTAACATTTTCTCAAAACTAAGTAAGTATAAATACGGCTAGAAAAATAGTGGGAAATCACATGAAAAGATTTTTACCTATAATTATGCTTTTGATGGCGGCTCCCATGTCAGCTAGAGCCGACTTGATTCACAGATTGACTACGAGTACACAACTCAGCGTGGACGGGGCAGCGACTCAGGCTACAAGAATTGGTTCAACCTACAGTGTAAGTGGTAACAATATTACCGCTGGTACTATGGGTGGACTCACCAAAGCATCTGGTGACAACGCAGCAACCGCCGCTGCAACACAAACTCAAGGTGCATACTCAGTTACCACAGCAGGC